CTTGATCTATCGCGCTTGGGCAGAGGATGAAGGCAAGACTCAGGATGCCATGATTAAGGCAGTCCTTAGAGCAGATGCAGATTTCCAGAAAAAGACTGGCGGCTATGTCACTCGCGGGATTAGGAAGGCATCATAATGGCTGCTCAGTCAAATATCGACATTAAGATTATTGCAGAGTTCATTGGCAAGAATGCTTTTAAGCAAGCAGACTCAGCGGCTAACAAACTTAACAAAAGTGTAAAGTCATTAGGTCAATCCTTTGGCTTAGCCTTTGGCGGAGCAGCTCTAGGTTATGCAATCAAGTCCACTATTAAAGACTTTGCAGATGCAGAGCGCGAGGCAGTTAATCTAACTAACACAGTTAAGAATCTTGGTCTTGCTTTTGATGCACCACAGATAACAGCCTATGTAGAGCAGATTGGTAAACTTTACGGAGTAACAGGCGATCAAGCAGTTCCAGCCTTGCAAGCACTTCTTTCTGCAACAGGCTCAGTATCTAAATCCACACAAATCTTTAATACTGCATTAGACCTTGCTGCTTCTCGTTCAGCTAATGTTGGAGAAGTTGCAAAAGATCTTGCTAAAGCCTATGTTGGAAATACTAAAGCTCTTAATCAATACGATCTAGGCTTAACTAAGGCAGAATTATCAGCCAAGACCTTTGAAGAAATTATGGATATCATCGGCAGCAGGACTATGGGCGCAGCCGATGAAGCAGCCAAGAGCCTTAGCGGTCAGTTAGCAATCCTTTCAGAAGTAACTAATCAAGCAAAAGAGCGCATTGGTGGCGGACTATTTGAAGCTCTAGGTGGTATCGCTGGTCCACAGGGAGCAGGCGGAGCAGCTAAGAACATTGAGAATCTTTCAATGAAACTTACTAATGCAATCACTGGCTTTGGTTACTTGGTGCAAGAGATAAAGATTGCTGCACCTATCCTTGCAGCAGCAGGTGTCACAGTAGGTCTTGCATGGGCTCCATGGTTTACAGCAATTGGAGTAGCAGCCTTAGCCATTGGTGCTATTGGCAATGCCATGAAGAAAAACACTCCACAGATTGCAGTCAATACAGGGAAGCTGTTTTTTCCTGGGGCTGGTGATGGTGGGTACGCAGAGCAACAGAAGGCTCGCAAGAAGGCAGAGCAGGAAGCAATCGCTCGCAATAAGCAACTTGCTAAGTTCGTTAAGGATCAGGCTAAGTCAGCAGCCGATGCTGTAAAACAAAGAAGATTACAGAATGCAATTGATAAGGCTAACCTTGCTCTTGGCAAGGGTAGCGAGATCTTCGACATGGACAAGATCCAGATCGCAGCAGCTTTAACCTCTCAGGCAGAGCAATTAGGCAAGGCAACTAATGGCGCACAGATCTTACAGATTACTAATGACACTGCTCGTCTTAATGTTAAGAAGTCAATCATTGATTTAGAAGATGCTATTGCTTCTAAGGATGAAGCAGCCATCAAGAGAGCAACTGCTCGTCTTAATGAGGATGTCAAAATCTTGGGAGCATTGACAAACCAAGATCTTAAAATGCAGGATATTGAGACAATCCTTAAAAGCCTAGAGCCAAAAGATTTAATTAACATAGCCAATTTACAAGCTGCTCTAGATTTATTAAGAGAAATTAACCTAGCCTCTACTGGCTCAACTAAAGCAATTACTCCAGCCGCAACACCTGCAACAGGCATCCCATTGCTCACAGATGCTCAAGTAAATGAAGCCTTAGCAGCTGGAAGTTTTGTACCTGTAGTGGCTGGAACAGGTGGAGTTGTCGGCGGATCAACTGCCGCAGGTGCTTATGCTCCCACTGGTTTCCCTGCCGCGGGTGGAACGACTAAAATTGAACTCACTGTAGTTGCGCCCGCTTTCACAGATCCTAACGCTGTTGCAGAAGCCATCGATGACTATGTTAGAAATGCTGTTGATCGTGGAACTTTAAGGGCTAGATAATGACTTGGCTTCCAGAATGGCGCGTTACAGTAGGTGATGATGTCTATACGACTGTTACCTCTGTTTCCTATGCTTCTGGTCGCTTAGACATTGACAGACAATGCACAGCAGGTTACTGCCGAGTAGAAATTGTTAATACAGATGGTTCACCTTTCACCATCAATGTCACAGAGCCAGTCACACTAGAGCTTAAAAATAGCAGTGGCACTTATGTCACTGTATTCGGTGGCGAGGTCTCAGACTTCAACATCGGAGTTAGAAGTCCAGAGGAATCAGGCTTCATTACTACTGGCACAATTCTAGGCATTGGCTCACTGGCAAGACTTACTAAGACCATCTATAACACAGCACTTGCAGAAGGCTTAGATGGCGCACAGATCTCAGCCATCTTAGGCTCAGCACTTAACCTTAACTGGAATGAAGTTACACCTACAATTACATGGGCTACCTATCCAGCAACACAGACATGGGAAGATGCAGAGTCTTATCTTGGTGAAGTGGACTCAGGCTTTTACACGATGATTGCACTAGCTGCTAGTGCTTCTGCACAGTCTCAGACCCTTGTCGATCAGATTGCCAGCAGCGCGCTTGGTCAGATTTACGAGGAAAAAGATGGAGACGTTTCCTATGCAGATGCAGACCACAGATCTAACGTCCTTGCAAGCAATGGCTATACTTTCCTCAATGGGTCTTATGCAACACCAAGTTCTATCTCATCCACAACTCAGATTGCTCGCATCCGTAACAGCCTTATCTATCGTTACGCCACAGGATACGGATCAACCTACAGCACCTCAGATACCGACTCTATAGCCTCTTACGGGCTCTTTGAGCGTTCCTTTGACTCTAACATTAAGAGCCTGACTGATATCACTGATATCGCCACCAGAGAGCTTAATCTAAGGCGTGTGCCAAAAGGCTCACTGGGAGCGATTACCTTTCGCCTAGATAATCCCGACATGCCGAGTGCAATGCTTGACAGCCTTATCGGGGTCTATTTTGGTCAGCCTATGCTTATTAGCAATCTGCCTAGCAACTTGCTGGGTGGCACTTTCGATGGCTTTGTAGAGAATGTGGCACTACGGGCAACACCTACCTTTGTGGACATTACCCTCTACATATCAGCCACAGAGTTCTCACTCAGCACGACACAATGGGACACAGTAATCCCTACCACAATCGACTGGGCTACTACAAATGCTATACTAACTTGGAACAATGCGATCGGAGCACTCAACTAAATGGCAACCTCACCAATCTATAACTGGCCAGAGCCAGATAACACTGACCTTGTAAAAAATGGTGCGCTTGCCATTCGCACACTAGGCAACGCCATCGATACGACAATGGGCACAATGACTCCAAAGTCCACTTATACAGCCAAAGGATCTATTGCTGCTGCAACTGCTGGATCAACTCCAGCGAACCTTTCTGTAGGTAACAATGGCGAAGGACTCTATGCAGATTCAAGTGCAAGCACAGGACTTCGCTATGTAGCAACACCAAGTGCAAGCAATCCTGTAATTAACGCAGGATTTAACGTGTGGCAACGCGGAACTTCTGTAGCCGTTGCTGCATCAACTACTGTGTACACAGCAGATAGGTGGAACATGCAAGCAGGCGCAAATCAGGCAATGACTATTTCACGACAAGTAACAGGTGACACAACTAATTTACCTTTTATTCAGTATTGTGCAAGAGTTCAGCGTAACTCTGGGCAAACTGGCACAGGTGCAATGGGCTTTGCTAATTCTTTTGAAACTGTCAATTCGCAACCTTTTGCTGGCAAAACCGTGAACGTTTCGTTTTATGCAAGAAAAGGTGCGGATTATTCACCAACAAGTTCCGTTTTGCAGGTCAATTTATATTCGGGTACAGGTACAGATCAGAGCATTAACACTGCTGGTTATACTGGAGTGAGTGCAGTAATTCAAGAAAACAAAACATTAACAACAACATGGCAAAGATTCACAACAACTGCACAAACGGTTTCTTCATCAGCAACAGAGTTAGCATTACAGTTTGCTTTTACTCCATCAGGTACAGCCTCTACAAATGATTACTTTGAAGTAACTGGAGTGCAGTTAGATATTGGATCGGTGGCACTTCCATTCCGTACTGCTGGAGTTTCTTACCAGCAAGAACTGGCTTTGTGCCAGCGTTATTATGAAACAAGTTATAATTACACCCAAGCAGCAGGTACTAATCTCGGATCAACTACCCCAAGTGACTGGGCGATGTCTGTAGCACAAATGACAGTCGGTGGCACTGCTGGTATTCAAAGAAGTCGATCTGTACCACAGCCTTATGCAGTTAATAAAAGAATTGTGCCAACTATAAGATTCTGGGATGGTGGTGGCAATTTGAGTAAATATACAGCAGCAGATGTCAATGGTGGTTTTGTTTCAAACAATAATTCGCTAGACGCATTCGGTGGACCTGCAAGTTTGAACAATAAAAACTTTTCATGGCAGACTGTTGCGGCAAGTGCAACACATGCTTATTGTGCAATCTTTTGGGAAGCGAGCGCAGAACTATGACCTACACATACGAACTTAAAAAAATCGGTGGAGAAGATGGTAGAGAAGTCATCTATCGCATTGAAGATGGTGCATGGATTCCTGTTGATCCTACAAACTCTGACTATCAGGCATATCTAAGTGAAGCCAAGACTATCTAAAGCCGCTATCCAACTCCGAGAGCAGTTCGATGACTCGTTCGCAGATCGTGACCGCACATCGGATGGTTGGATCGGTGACACTCGACACGCTGCTCGCAAGTCAGATCATAATCCAGATGAGCAGGGCTGGGTTCGTGCCATTGATGTGGACAAAGATCTACACAAAAGCGGAAAGCCAGACATCATGGGAGATCTTGCTGATCAGCTTCGTACCTTATCAAAGTCCAAAACAGACACGCGTATTGCTTACATCATTTACGATGGACGAATCTGCTCCAGCATCCTTAACTGGAAGTGGCGCAAGTACACAGGGGCTAACAAACACACTAAGCACATGCATGTTAGCTTTAAAAAAGAAGCTGATAATGATGGGGCTTTTTTTCAAGTACCTATGTTAGGCGGACAATAATGAACGAACTAAAGACAGCAGCAGGTTCATGGGCTAGAGCCTTCCTCGTAGCAGTAATCAGCATGGCAGCCGCAGGCGTGTCAGATCCAAAGGCACTCATCGCAGCAGGCGTAGCCTCAGTGCTTCCACCTGTATTGCGTTACTTGAACGCTAATGACCCTGCTATGGGCTTGAAGAAGTGACACAGTCAGACTTCTTCACGCTTTACCTTGCCACAATTGCAGCACTCGGTGGCTTGTCTGGCTATGTAATCACACACTTATTGTCAGAGAT